GTCAGATACAAGACGCAATTAATAATCTTTACACATGCAGATCAACTTTTTCTTTGATAGGTCGTGCCTGTCCAAGTTGGTTCAATGGTTATTTACCATCTAGTAATGCTTATGCTTTGCATGACCCGAATTTTAATACTATATTCTTTAATACTCCTAGTCAATATACCAATGTTAATGGCGTACAGCTTAATATTCCATCAACTGTTGATGGCGCCTTAGTTTATGGTACTTATACTACGGAGTTAGACGGTGGTGCATTTGCTTTAACTTCTATTTGGGATAATGTTAATGGATTTTGGCTACCTAGTTTATGGTCGCCTTTACCTAGTGCTACTTCTACTCCTCCTACCACTATAAGTAATAGATGGGTTTACTACAACTCTTCACTTATCTTAGGTCAGGGGAATTTTGTTGATATTTACTCTTTCCCAGCGAGTGTATTTAGAAGCCCTCAGTTCTCATATTTTATATATGGTACCGATGCTACTACTTATGATTCGTATATCCCTTTCGGTTCTGAATCATTAGAGGGAGTTACTCCAGACGCAGTCTTTCAGACTAGTCTAAAATTAACTGAGTGGATGATGTCTCTTGATAGTATTGGCATGATAAAAGACAATAGGGTTTATGGTGTTCCTCAACCAAATAGAGGTGGTAAACAAAAGAGTTATAGAAATAAGCGAGGTAAATAATTATGTCTGAAACTCCAGAATTCAGTAATCTTGACCAATCATTACAAATTGACGCAGACCCCAGTAGGTATAACTTCTTATATTCCTTAAAAGTTTCAAAAGATGTTATCCGAAGGCTCTCCCTCCATTTAGATAGAACAGTTGTAGGTAGTAAAGAAGTTTTCCTCTCTCCAATCGGAAAGGAAGAAGATCCATCTATTACTCTTTCAAAATTCGATAAGATATTTGAAAACAACTTAGGAAAAATGAATAAGATTTTACTTGACCTGGAGTATAATAATAGGGGTAAATACGGACCTAGGTCTATAGCTAAGCCTTGGTCAGAAAGAAGGAAATCGCTAGTTGACTACTTCTCAGCTTCAACTAGTACCAGATCTCTAGTGCTCAAAAGTATAAACAATGGCAGATTGAGACCGCTATCTCTTGAAGAAGGGATAAAGTTATTGAAAAACAATACTAATTCGGGTCTCCCATATTACACTAGAAAATCTAAAGTTAAGATGAAAACACTTGAACACTTCAAGGATGAAATAAATGCAGAGTACCCCTGTATTCTATTTACTAGAACCCAAGAAGGAGGAAAGACTCGTAATGTCTGGGGCTATCCAATGTCGGATACCCTTAATGAAATGTTATATTATTCCCCAATCCTTAACTTTCAAAAGCGATTAGTATGGAGGGCCGCTCTATTGGGGCCTGATCTGGTGGATCGCGCAATTACTGCTCTCGTCTCAAGTGCGATTGATGGAAAAATATTATACTCAGTTGACTTTAGCGCTTACGACGCAAGTATAAACTCTTATCTGGAGGATCTTTCTTTTGATTATATTAAATCTTGTTTTCAAAGCGTTTACCATGAAAATATTCTTAAATTAAGGGATAGATTCAAGACTATAGGTATAATCACTCCGAATGGAATCATGTCTGGTCAACATGGTGTACCTTCAGGTTCAACCTTTACCAATGAGGTAGATTCATTAGTTCAGTATATCATATCTTCTAACTCCGGGGTTAAAGATTCACAAATGCAAATCCAAGGCGATGACGGTGCATATTGTGTTGATGTAGACACACTTGATATACTTAAAGATAACTTTAAACATTACGGGCTGAAACTAAATGATGAGAAAAGTCACACTTCGCAAAATTACCTAGTGTATCTTCAGAAATTGTATCATAAGGACTATCTGAAGGATGGCTTAATTGGTGGAATATATCCTGTATACAGAGCTCTATGTAGGATAGTTTTCCAAGAACGATATTCTGATTTTGAGGATTATGATCTTAAAGGAATAGACTATTATAGTATACGAACGATTACTATTTTAGAAAATTGTAAATACCATCCATTATTCAAAGAGTTGGTCAGATTCGTGTACGACTTAGATAAATATAAATTAAAATTTAGCCAGGATGCTATAGGTAAGTATGGATTGATGCTGAATAATAGTACAGGGACTGGTAACCTTCTTTATAATCAATATGGTGACAAAGTTGGAGGGATAAACGACTTTGAAACAGTTAAATATCTTAGACATATTAGTAATAGAAGGGAGTGACTCCCGGGCAT